TATCTGTTGACGGTCAATCAAATGCTGGTGTTGCAGTTTTAAATGCAACAATTAGCTCCGACCTTATTACAAGTAAAACAGAAGTTACAACATCGTTATTAACTGATACTTTACTGGTTTATCGATCAGGGTTGGATAGTGGTTTAAAGAAAGTTACAAAACAATCTTTCTTAGCAAATGTGGCTACAGTTCCCATCGGAGCAATTTTTCCGTTTGCAGGGTCAACACCCCCTTCGGGATATCTACTATGTGATGGTTCAGAAATACAAATTGGTACTTATAGTAGCCTATTTGCTATTATTGGATATACATATAAAAATGCTGCTTTCTTAATTGGCAATAACACATTTGCTTTGCCCGATCTAAGAGGTCGTTTTCCATTAGGCCGTGATAATATGGATAATGGACAGCAAGTACCTGATAAAAATGATCCTTCTATTTTAATTGACGCCGGAGGCGGCCCTGCAAATAGAGTTACAGATACAACAGCGGATATTGTAGGTGCAGGTTCAGGTAATGAAGAAACAACTCTTGCAGTTTCAAATCTACCAGATCACCAACACGAGTTATCGACTGCTGGTGGACAGTACTATGCAGGCGGCTTACCAGGCGCACCGTCGGATCCAAATGCCGTGGCAGGGTTAGGATTGCCAAGTTCGAGTACTGGTCAAGGGTTGCCTAGAACAGGAGACATTCTTACATCGACTACAGGTGATGCATTTAGTAGAATGAACCCATATATGACAATCAACTATATTATTTTTACTGGTGTTCTATAATGAGTTATACTATAAACAAAACTGATGGGTCTGTTTTAACTGAAATAGTCGATGGAACTATTGATCAGACAGCTACCGATTTGACATTGATCGGTAAAAATTCGACATCTTACGGCGAATATTTTAATGAGAATTTAATTCACTTATTAGAAAATTTTGCTAATAACAGTCAACCAAATAATCCTATACAAGGACAGCTATGGTATGATACTAGCGAAGGCCGTGTAAAAGTATATGACGGAAACGGCTGGAAAGTAAGTGGCGGAACAATTGTTAGTTCCAGTGCGCCGAGTTCAATATCTCAAGGAGATATATGGATTGATAGTTTTAGACGCCAACTTTATTTTAATGATGGCGTTTCAACAATGCTTGCAGGGCCATTGTACACTGAACAACAAGGAATAAGTGGATTTCAAGTTGTAGATATTTTAGATACTAATAACAATAGTCATACAGTTATCTATTTGTACCTTGGACAATCATTATTAGGTATTTTTGCAAAAGATACATTTACACCATTAATTGCAATTCCAGGGTTTTCCGGAAGTATTACTCCTGGTTTTAATCAGGGAACAATTTCAGGACTTAAATTTAATACATCGGCGACATCTGCATATAATTTGATAGATAGTCTTGGTAATCTAAAAACTGTTGAAAATTTTGTACTTAACGACCAAGATTCGACTATTAATGGCACATTAACTATCTTAAATATTACTCCGTTAAAGCTAGGAACATCTACACAGAACGAGTTTTTAGTATCTAATACCCTATGTGCAATTAATTCTAATAGAAGCAATCAAAATTTTAAAATTGGAGTTAAGAATGCTTCAGGACTAAGACCTGGTTTGTTTATAGATTCGTTAAACGAGCGTGTTGGTATTTTTACAGAAACACCAACAGCAAATTTAGATGTTACGGGTGATGTTAGGATTACTGGAAGTTTGACTGTCGAGGGATCTGTAACTACTGTAAACACAACAAATTTAGAAATAGAAGATTTGTTAATTGAGATTGGAAAGGTAGATACTCCTAGCAACTCAACAGCAACAGGCGGCGGTATTTCACTAGCCGGCGGTGGTGACGGAGACAAAACAATTGTTTGGGAAAGTTCTAATTCTAGTTGGAATAGCTCAGAACATATTAACTTAGCACTTAATAAAACTTATAAAATTAACGGGTTTGAAGTTGTTAGTCAAACTGCTCTAGGATCTACTATTACTAGCGCACCGGGATTAACTAGTATCGGTACACAAACAAACTTTTATGCTGGAACAGTTAACATTACTGGAAATACAATCAGCTCAACTGCTGTAAACGGAAATATTGTTATATCTCCTAATGGTTCTGGTACAATCGATGCAAGTTCTAAACGAATTTCTAATGTTGCAAGCCCTTCTAGTTCTGCAGATGCCGCAAACAAAGGTTATGTTGATGTACAATTAGCTTCTAAATCGTTAGGTCTTTCTGCTGATACAACTGGACTTGCTAATCAAACATCTGCCATTGCATCTGGAATTATTGATAAAGTATTTCCAGCTATTGACTACGAAAACGGCACGCTTTGTAGAATTCACTGTATAAACAGTGGTGTCAGAACTAATAAATTGTATTCAATTGTAGCCGGAGTGTGGACATACAACACAGATATCTGATGCTTACAACTGCCCAAAAACGAATAAATACTAGGAATAAGGAATAACCCAGATGCCATATACTATTAATAAAACAAGTGGAGATCAAGTAGCAGTAGTAGCTGATGGCACTATTGACAGCACACTCGACCTTAAATTAATTGGTAAAAATTACGCAGGCTACGGCGAAATTCAAAACGAAAATTTTGTAAAATTACTTGAAAATTTCGCATATGGATCGCCACCGTCAAAACCAATCAGCGGACAGCTATGGTTTGATACTGCTAATAAAAAATTAAAATTTTACGACGGAACATATTTTAGAACTACTGGTGGTGCCGAAACTGGTGCCACAGAGCCAGCAGGATTAACAGTTGGTGATTTCTGGTGGGATACTGATAATAAGCAATTATATGCTTATAACGGAACAAGTTTTACACTAGTTGGTCCGCAAAGTGCAGGCACACAACAAACAGAGATGGTGAGTCGTTTAGTAATTGATACACTAGGCGGTTCGCATGCTATAATTTGTGCTACAGTTAATGGTGTAGTATCATTTATTATTAGTACTGAAACAGTTACTTTTACTCTAAAAGATACAGTTAATGCAATTGACGGATTTACTGATGTTCATCCTGGAATTACACTAAGAAATACAAACAATCCAGCTGCTCCAGGACAAACAACACCGCCAATTAAGTTCTACGGAACAGCAACAAATGCTGATCTGTTAGGTGGATATCCTGCTACTTCTTTTGTTCAGGCAAGTAGTGCTACATTTAATACCCAAGTTGAGTTTGGAGATCCGGGTTATACAGTTGGTCTTGCTACTAAAAAGTTGCAAGTTTCTATCAATCCAGGCGGAAATCCAGTATTCCAGTCTAATACTAACACAATGATATTCCAAACAACCGTAGCCTCGGTTACTAAGATTCCATTGAAGTTGGTCGGTAATGATATTTTACCTGAAACAGACGGCAATTCAAACATTGGTTCGTTGACCTACAAATATGCAACAGTATTTGCAAATCAGTTTGAAGGAATTGCTAGTCAAGCAGATACGTTAACGGTTTCAGGAACAGCAAGAACTGCAACAACGGCTATTTCTGCAGGACAAGTTACTATTGCTGCTCGTGATGCAGTGGGCGATTTGTACGCTACTACTTTCAGAGGAACTGCAACATCCGCACAATATGCTGACTTGGCAGAAAAATATCTTGCCGACCAGGAGTACGAAGTCGGAACAGTAATGATAGTTGGCGGAGAAAAGGAAGTGACTGCCAGTACATTTGGCCATCGTGCGATAGGAGTAGTTAGTGCTAATCCAGCATACATGATGAACAGTGAGCTAGAAGGTGGCACATATGTTGCTCTAAAAGGTCGTGTTCCTGTAAAAGTTGTTGGTGCAATTTCTAAAGGAAAATGTCTAATAGCTTCAAATAATGGATGTGCAGTACAAGCAGTACATCATAGTAGCGAAGTTTTTGCAGTAGCGTTAGAGTCAAGCGACGATGTTGGTGTAAAACTTATCGAAGCAGTAATTTTATAATAGAGTAAAAAATGCCATTAATCCAGTTAACTGATTATAATACAATACAATCGACAGTTCAATCTGTCTTGGGAAACGGCACCGATGATTTTGGATACGGCCAAAGTTTGACAAGTAGCCAAATTAGCGCCGGCGCTGTTATTTCAGCCACACAATGGATTAATTTAAGATCTGATCTTTTAAGAGCAAGACAACATCAGACAGGTGCTGACGAATCTGCTAGTATTCCAATTGCTGTTTCTGGAGCTACAATTGCAAGTACAATATATTCTTCGTGTGCTAGTGTAGCTAGTTTGATAGTAGCTAATAGACTTGCAGTTCCTCCTTCCACCGAAGCAACTTTAGAAACTATAACAAGTTCAACTAGAACTCTCCCATGGAACGGGACTCTACAACAAGTAATTACTATTACATGGCCTTCAACTGATGCCGCAAGGCATTTTTTCAATACTGGAAGTAATATTCAATTTACAGCTAGTAGATCTGGAGGTAACTCAGGTTCAAAGAACAATACATGGACCACGATGTTATCTGGAATGGGAACTATTACATTTGCTTATTCGGGCACTACTGCTAGCGGTTCTGGAACCGGTTCTTCTTACGGCTGGTCAAACTTGCCTAGTTCTACTACACAGTTGTTCCATAAACCGGCACCAGCGGGCGTGTACGCCGAAAATGATTTTTATATTTACGGCCGAAAAGTAAGTGCAAGCCAATTGGAATTCACTTTAGAATTCCGCGATGACGATACAGGCGACCAACAACCCGACCCAACT